GAGTCTGCAACTGGAATGCAGGCAAGATTAAAGTTTCCAGATGGATTCAGAACTAGACACTCTGTTAAGTTCATCCGAATATTACAAGATACCTAGTCCCAGCGGGGTCTAAGCAGACCCCAATGGGTATTCTAATAACTAGGAAGCCCATACAGAAATTAGTAGAAATTGTGGGGAAACCCGTTTAAGTAGTAATTTGAAACTCGCTTAAAAATTTTGCGATTGGCGCATGTGTAGTAATTGTTAGTGTTTAGGGAATTTACTCAGTTGAAAATAAACCCGTTGCAGGTTTTAGTTGAGTTTATATTGACTTATATAGTTAACACAATATCGTCTTTACTTTGTGTCAAACCAGCTACGACATGACTTCGTCATTTAATTCCTCAGTCAGTCGACTAGCAATGGACACTAGTTAGACGATAAGTGGTTTGTGTTGAGTTTTTATATAACTTGTATATAATACCACACTTTTCACCAAAATGCAAGAACTGTTTTTCGTAGGTGATAGAAATAACGGTCTGTGATGCTTTGAGGAGAACATAAAATATTTTATTTATGGCTTGATATGTTGAAAATTTAGGCGATGAAACTCAGTAAGATAATTATGCACTTCTCGATTGTACGAAATTCGCTTGGATATTTCTTCGGTGCAATCCATTAAACCAAAGAGTTTAATGTAGAGAATTGCAAAGTCTCTTGGATCATCAACGATATCCTGTGCGCTTATATAGTCTGCCACGAACTCTATTTGAGAAAGCAGTGAGTGCATTGCTCTCGTAGGACTCATGATCTCTTTCGATTTCGTTGACGCAATATCATTTCCTGTCTGTAAGGTAGACGCGCCTCTACTGCTTTTTTATTAGTGCGTTTGTGATATTGTTTCTTTGTGTTTTTTACGCTTGAAGGTTTTTCAAAATACTCTTTAGCTTTCAGATCTTTCAAAACACCACTCTTCTCCACTTTCTTGCGAAAGATTCGAAGTGCTTTGTCGAAGCTGTTTGTTACGATCACTTTCATATTGTTTCCTGTTTCTCATCCATAGTACAAAGGAGTATCTTTGACCACTTTCGAGTGGTGTAACTCCGTGCATGATATTCGAATCATAGAGTATCAGATCTCCCTGTCCTAAATTAACTGGTGCGTTCTTAATGTAGAACTCACCTCCTTTGTATGTGGGTGGACTGAGATTGATGCTCGCTGACACTGTTGCAATGTTTGGCTCTGCATGTATCTTCAGTCCGTTTCCTTTTTCTAAATAGTGCATGAGATGAAAGTGCTCGTGTGGAAAGAGTTCAAGACCCCATTTCTTTTCTGCAAACTCTTTTACTTTTCGTACAAGAGGTATTTTAGGCAGAGAGTAGTATTTTCGATCTACTCTCTCATTCAGATTAAACTTCGGAGTATTTAAATGAACTCTCATACTGCGATCTTCAGGAAAAACCCGAGTCATTGCAATAAGATCTTCACACTCTTGTATTGAAAGAAACTGTTTTATCACGAGTATTTTCAAATGTCCATCCTCTTTTTCTTAGATAAGCTACTTGGCTATAGATTGCGGATTTCTTTCTTTTCAGTTGGATTTCTAGCTGTTCCATGCTTAGAACATTATAGTTATCCTTTAGAAATTGTCTTTCTTCCATAGTCCATCTCATGCTGTTATTATATCAAAATTTTGACCTGCTGTCAAGAACTAAAATTCTGTTCTTGACTTATGGTGAGAGGCGTAGTATAATATTATCTTAATGGAGAAATTTATATGGCAGATGCAAGCTATTGGGTAATACTTTTATGGTCATGTGGTCTTACATACTTTTGTGCAAAGTATTACTGGATTAGATCTACTATCGACTTCCTTGAAGAACAGGGTTTGCTCGAGTTAGATGATGAAAAATAGTTCTTGACATTCTGCTCGAAAAAGTATATAATATACCTGTAGTGTTTAACTACATGGCGTCGTTATCGAAAGAAACGGCATAATTTAATCGAAAGATGAATTTGGAGAAAATATGACAACATTAGATTTAACAAAATTTTGGCTTGGTATGAACTCACATGACTGGATTCACAGCAGTGATACATCATATCCAAGATATAACATAGTCGAAAGCAAGACTGGGTATCGTATAGAAATAGCAGTACCGAGTTGGAAAAAAGAAGAACTAGAGGTTATTCACGAGAATAATGAGCTAGTGATTAAAGGTAAAAAAGAACGAAAACTTGATGAAGATGAAAGATATGTTCATCAAGGACTGAGCCTAAAATCCTTTGAGAGAAAGTTCATGTTGAACATTGATCTCACTGTAGACTCTGTCGAATTAACAGATGGGATGTTAACAATACAGTTGGAACGCACTCCGAACTCAACAAGGAAATTGTTGGAAATAAAATGAAAAATATAGTGCGTCAGACTAGAGAGGCAACTGAAGTATGTTTTTTAGGCGTTATCTTTATGGGTAGCGTCTTTGCAAGCGTAGGGCAGTTTGTTTGATAGTCTATTGCAAAATACCGAAGTCGAAGCGCACTCGCAAGAGTGTGCTTCGCATGAAGAAAGTTCGCCAAGAACAAGATATGCTTCTTAAAAGCAAAGCAGACGAAATGTCTGAGGATATAAAAAGACGATGCAAATTAGTAATAAAGGACTTGATCTTATAAAGTTTTATGAAGGCTTAGAACTCGAAGCCTATAAGTGTGCTGCTGGAGTGTTAACTATTGGTTATGGTTGGACACATGATGTTAAGGAAGGAGATACCATAACAGAAGAACGAGCAGAGGAGCTCCTCAGAGAAGGCATAGTACAGTACGAAAATGCCGTACATGATCTCGTTGATGTTCCACTCGAGCAGCACCAATTTGACGCTCTTGTCAGTTGGGTGTATAATTTAGGAAAGGCAAATTTAGCCGCTTCTACACTTCTCAAGAAAGTAAATGCACAAGAGTTTGATGAAGTGCCAGATCAAATCCGAAGATGGAACAAAGCTGGCGGTAAAGTTTTAGAAGGACTTACCAAAAGAAGAGAAAGTGAAGCAAAGCTTTGGTCAACTGGTGAGTTCTAATGTGGAAGATATTTGCAGGAACAACAGTAATGTTTGCATTAAGTACTTTTTATTTATGGCAAACTAATCAAGTTCTAGTAGAAAACAATGTAAAACTAGAAAGTGCGATTGCTACACAAGAAGCAGCAATACAGAGTCTACAAAACGACTTCACACTACAAACAGGACAACTAAACGAATTACAAAAGAAAAGTCAAGAAGCACAGTTAGAAATGAATCGCTATCTTGATATTTTCAGAAGGCATAACCTCAGCAAATTAGCTGCAGCAAAGCCTGGGCTAATAGAGCCAAAAGTGAATAAAGCAACAAAAGAGGTATTTGATGGTATTGAACAAGATAGCCGTGACATTGATGACGCTGACGATGGTCTCACAATGCAGCCTACTCCTACCGAAGAAGTTAGAGGTTAGTGCAAAACCCATAGAGAGGCAGATCGCACAACCAGTTCTACCTCGAGAAATAGATTTAAAAGAGCCATATTGGTATGTGGTAAGTGCAGAAAACTTAGATGAGTTTCTAGCAAGAGTTGAAAAAGAGAGTGGACAAGTAGTATTTTTTGCTATGTCAGTCCCTGATTACGAACTCATGGCATACAATATGCAAGAGTTAAAACGATATATTCGTGAACTCAAAGAAGTAGTAATATACTACAGAAAGGTTACGACAAATGAAACCAGTATCAATACGAAATAGAAGGCTACTAGATAAACTAGACCTACTGGCAGAAGAAGTATTAAAGTGTCCACATAGCTGGAAAGTTAAGAGTTGGAGTCCAACACTTGCAAATCTAAAAACAAAAATGGATGATAGCGAGTATGATGGATATCCAGATAGCACTTTAATTATTGATTATGCTTACAGAAACATAACGCCAGAGCTTAGAAATGCAAGAAAGTTTCTATTGGCAGGTTTTAAAAATGCAATATCTGGAAAAGCACCTCATTGGAGTTATGATGGTATTTACTTTATGCCTCCAAGATATGGTCACATAGACTGGCACAACGATAAGAATAATCCTAGAAAGAGTATTCAATTTATATGGTCTGGTGCTAAAGGCTATACAATAGATTGTGCTGATGGTAAACTAACAAAAATACCAGACAGAGGTGGAAATATCAATCAAGGTAAATGGAGCTGTATACAAACAGAGTTCAAAAGAGATGGAAAGACTTGGATGGCTCATGTAAATAATGGTTTTAAACCAAGAATTGTTATTGATATTAGTATACCAAATAAGTATACATATGAATACCAAGAGGCATTGAGTTTTATAAGAAGAAGTGTTTAATATATTTAATATGCTAAAATGGCGACAAGAAATGGTTAAAGGATCTCAGGCACTGGAGGATAATCCAGTTATACAGTCACGCTTTGAAGAAAATGAAGATTGGCTAGAAGAACTTGAAGATCGCATTATAGAACTAGAGGAAGTTGCTCACCCACCAATAGAGGCGGGTGGTGCAACTGAATTAAAAGCTGCGATAGAGGCAGTTTCAGAAAGAGTAAGACAAATAGAGGTGAAGCTAGGACTTGTTAAGTCCGATTATGAATACGATACTGACAGCGACTAAAAGAGAAGTTACGGCATATCTTTTAGGAGGAGAACTTAACGCAGCTACTTATGCAACAATCGCAGTAGATTTAGACTACATTGCCTGCCCTGTAAAAGAGCGAGAACTTATCAATGGATATGACTTTTTAAGAAAGTCTATCGTCACCAATGGAATGACTGATCCAGTTATTCTCCTACCCAACAGTCAGTCAATGTATGATATGGCAATCCGACAAGTAAAGAAAGAATTTATAAATGACTTTGATCCAAGTGCAAAACTTCTTGCATATACTGGTAACCAAAGAATAAGTATAGCAAAAGAATTAGGATATATAGCAATAGAAGCCGTAATTGTAGAGGATGTTCATTGGGCACATGCTGTACAATTAATGCTACAAGATGGAGTTATAAAACATGAAATTAGAACTATCAACTCATAACGAGTACGATATCGTAGGACATGTTCCAGACTTTTTAAATGATCCCGAGATAGATGCTATATGGAAGGCAAATCACCATAGACAATGGGAAAGAGGAGTAACAAGATACAGTGGTTATAACTCAAAAATACGAGATTGTCTAAAGATACCTCAGATAGAGTTTCAGTTTTGGGACAGACTTTACGCAGCAGTACAGGAGTACAATAAGCATAGCTATCAGTTAGAATTAAATCCTGATAGAGAATGGTCTGAGATAAACCTTGTAAGATATAACAAGCCAGGTATGTTCTTTCGACCTCATAGAGATTATAGACCAGTTTTAAAAGACTGGAAACTAAGAAAACATATAAGAAAAATAAGCTGTAGTATACAGTTAAGTTATGGATATAAATATAAAGGATCAGACTTAGAAATAGTGGAAAGTTACACTGTTCCAGATGCTTTTATGGACAGTAATCATCCACCCGAATTTATACAACAACGAGAAAAATTTAGACACAAATTTAGAACAATAAAAAAGAAAGGTAGTTTAACTATGTTTACATCAATACACGAACACGAAAGTACACCACTAATAAGTGGACAGCGTGATATTATTGTAGCATTTATTAGTGGAAAGTCAGTAGGAATATGATAGACTTATTTAGAGAAGTTGCTAAAGAGTATATAACTTACTCTACAGGACAGAACTTTTGGAGATTTCCAAGAGCAGATGTATGGCAACTCTATAAATTAGAGAGACAAAAATATGTCAATCCTTTCCCACCTTTTGTCAACAATAAAGATGCTCTATTTGATTTTTGTAAAGAAAAATTAGGTAAAGAGAAGAATATAATTAATTTTTACCTAGTAAAACATACAAATAGATCTTTTCAAGTACCAGTTCAAAGGAAACAGCATGGGTATATTCCATTAAATCCTTTGAATATTGTAGTTAGTAACAAAACAAATTTAGAAAAATGGCAACACATCCACGATTTGGATCTGTTTCCTTTTAAAGATCTAGGACTAAAATATCTTAGAAAGTATAGTGAGCCTGTATTCTTTGATCCTGACTGGCAGACATTAGTCTACCCACAAGAAGGCACAAGTTATTTTTATGTGGAGTTTGAATGATATTAAAACCATTAAATATATTTGTAGGAACAAGCGATACTGAAGATACTTTCATAGAACGGATTTTAGTCTATACTCTAAGTAAAAATACTAAGTATCCATTGAATATTAGATTTTTAAGACCGAGAGATTTTCCTAATTGGAATAGAGATACTTGGGGTACACCATTTACTTGTTTTCGTTACGCTATCCCACATATTATGGGCTATAAAGGCAGAGCACTATATTTTGATGTTGACCAAACAAATTTTAGAGATATATCCGATCTATACTTTACAGATTTAGAAGGATGTGCTTTTGGAATGGTATGGGATGCATTGCAAGATAATGGACAACTAGGTAAAAAGCAAGGACGACCAAGAGGTTGGTTTTGTGATAGTGTAATGCTCATGGATTGTGCAAAAGCAAAACAGTATATAGAACATCCAGACAAAATTGCAAAATGGAAAGGATCTTACAAGTGGCATTTTCCAGAGCAAATAGGATGTCCTATTAAAGAGAAAGCAAAAGGTATAGTATACGAATTAGATCAAAGATGGAACTCTTTTGATGGTAGAGCTACTGCGGAAGAAGTAAAGACAAATAGATCGGAAGATCAGTCAGATCTACCTTTGCATGAGATTTGGCATTTACACTGGACTACAATATCAAGCCAGCCATGGCACCCAAAGTACCATGCAAGTGGAAAGATGCAACATCACAGACAAGATTTATGTTATCAATTATGGAAGTATGCAAAAATAGTGCATCAGATAGGAAATGTAAATGACTATTGAAGAATTATTACAACCAATAGGAAAAGAAAGATTCTTTGACGAGTTTAAAGGCAAGAAAATCTTAGTTATAAAGTCAAAGAAAAATATTTTTAAAGATCATTTCAGCTGGGTAGAATTTGATAGATATCTACAAGGTATTCATATGGGTGGACATGATAGAGTTCCACAATTACAAGTAGTTCTTCCACAAGGTGGTAAGTGGTGTAAGAAAAAAGACAAGAAGCAATACACAAAAGCTGAGATCTACGACATGTGGAAAAGTGGGTGTAGTTTTATATTAACATTATCAGAGTTCCTAAACAAAACAATGTGGGAACAATGTAGAGAATTTGAGAAATATTATGGAATTGGTCAAGCAAACATTTACTGTTCTAATCAGGCAAACGCAAAAACGTTTCCTATCCATGCAGATAGCACTGACAATTTTCTTTTCCATGTTAGTGGAAAAATACGGTGGCACATTTACAAAGAATGGGCGCCAGCTAGTAAGCAGGATAAAATCGCTGCTAGAACAGATAACTTAACAATAGATAAAGAGTTTGAATTAGATGATGGGGATATGCTTTATATTCCTAAACATTTATACCACAGGGTAACAACCCTAAGCCCAAGAATAAGTATAAGTTTCCATTTTAACGAACAAGGCGAAAGCCACCAGCGTTATAATAGAGATCCTTGGCTTAATTGGATTCCACAGGGGATATATGGAAGCCACACAAAATGATAGAAATGAAGTAAACATTGATCTGGACAAGTATATGGCATTGCTCGATAAACTCGACAAAGCCGAAGATACTATCAGTGATATGAAGGCAGAAGCGGAAGCAGCTAGAAAACAACTTGCTCCTCCCAAGAGAAAGTTTATTGATTTGTTTTTAGATGACAATGATATAAATGAAAAGTCTATTATTGGATTCGTTTCATTTGCTTTTATGTGTGCCTTTGCAGTATGCGATTTAATCACAGCATTTTGGGGAATGGAATTAGTAATATCAGACACAGTTTATACTTCGCTAGTGGTGGTAACACTCGGTGCATTTGGTATAAGCGAGGCAGGAAAAGCATTTGGAAAATAGTTCTTGACAAGAAGTAATAAATTTAGTATAATATACACTTATGAATTTATTTTATCTTGATGAAGATTTTGACAAGTGTGCTGAGTACCATGTAGACAAGCACATAGTAAAAATGCCGCTCGAAGCAGCACAGCTTTTGTGTACTGCTATTTGGGTAGATCATGTGCTAGGCTTTGTACCTCGTGCTTTGAACAAAGAAGAAACCAAAGCACTCAATGAGGAAAAAGCTAAGATCAAAGATTTACCTATGGAGGAACGACCTTTGACTCCATACTTGCCAATGATGTACAACCATCCTTGCACAATATGGACTAGGTCGTCTCTCGATAACTTTGAGTGGACTCACTGCTATGCCAATGCGTTGAATGACGAGTATCATTATCGCTATGGCAAACAACACAAATCGGTAGTAGAAGTAATCAATAAACTGCCCGAGCCAAAGAATATGCCTCGATTGGGGCAAACACCTTTTGGTATGGCAATGCCAGACGAGTTGAAAGACGAGAATGATGTTGTGGGCAGTTACCGATTGTATTACCATACTGATAAGGCAACATTTGCCGCATGGTCACATCGTGACAAGCCATACTGGTGGGATGAAGGTCTCGCATGGTATGACAAGAGAATAACAGCTAAATGAAAACATACGAAATAAATGGTAAAAGAGTTACCTTTCCAGAAAGTTGGACAGAAGAACAATGCCAAGCATGGATTAAAAAGGCAACTGGAGATCTAGTGCTTCGCAGAAATTTAAGAATG